TTGTTCGCCTCATCGGGCAAGCCAGACGCGCGGATGACGTCGCCGACGCGAAAACCCATCGCGATCGGACTGCCCGAATTGAGCAGGAACCCGTCTGCGACCGTGGTCAGCGACGTGAAATCGGCCTGCGTTTTCGAAAGGACGTTTGTGTCCCAAGCGCCGCGCATGATCGCCTCGATGATCGGATCGAGCGAGCCGAGCGAGGCCTCGGCGTTATAGGCCGCGGTGACTTGCTGCGTGCCGTGGCGGCCGCGCGTTGACAGACCATCGCTGCGGATCTCGCTTGATGCAATCGCCTGTTTTGCGAGCTTCACGCCGGCGCCGCCGGCGATGCGCAGCACGTTCGCGCCGGCGCCGCTCGCCGGCACGCCGACGCCTGCCTGTTTCTTGTAAGCAACTAGCGCATTCGATCCGGTTTGAAAGGTAGGCATGCCCCGAGCTCCCTGGCGTTAGGCGATGAAATAGAAATCGAAGGGAATGGCGACGGTCACGCCGAACCAGTTGCCGTCATCACTTGCGGAATCGCCGCCCTGGACGGACGGCCCGTAACAGACGACCTTTGCGCCGGCGTCATCGTTGTAGAATGTCGCGGCCCGAAACACGTCGCCGGCGAGGCCTGCGAGCGCGAGATGATCGGCCAGGCCGTAACCTTTCGGCGCTTCGACGTGCAGGAAAATGTGCCCCGTGGTTAGCCAGGTCTGGTGACCAGGCAGCCCGACGCCGCGCAGCGCGGTCTGCGTCTGGATCACCTCGAAATAGATCCACGGCTTTGCCGGCGTCGGCGGCCACGGATTGGCCGGCGGATTCTCGTTCTGATACTCGACCGGCGCGGCATTGAACGCGCCTTCGAAGCGCGCGCGCATCGCCGCGACGGCGCCAGCCCAATCGGCCATTTACCTGCCCTTGATTTCGAGCGCCGGCTGTCTGACGAGCCAGTCCTGTCGCGCCTTGTCGTTAAGCTTGCGGCCTGGCCGCAGGCGCTTCGAAAAACTCGCGTAGGCCTGCACGCCACCGAACCGAACCGGCATAAACGTGAATTTGACCGCGGCCTGGTTGCCGTACCGCCCCGCAACGATCAGCCCGCCGGTCTGGTAGACGTGACCAGGAACGCTCAGCTTGCCCCGCCCCGCCTCAATCTTGCGCGCATACGGAACGGGATTCGAAATGTTGATCTGGTCGCCGCGGCGCCAGGCGCTGACGTCGCCGTCCTCAACCACATGACCATTTAAAAACACCATATGGCTATCGCGATAGAGGCCGGGATGTTTGTCGCCGTTCGATCCGACCGGCGACAGATCGCGCAGCGTCTGCAGCGCGAAATCGACGACGTCCTGCATCGCGAGATAGCGAAACACGATCCGCATCAGGGGACCTTGACGAGCTCGTCAGACGGCCCGGTGACGATTTCCCGCACGTCGATCGGAATGATCGCGCCGTTCCTCACGCGATCATTCTCGGCGCGGATCGCCTTCAATAACGCCCTGCGCGCCTTGATCAGCTCGTTCTGCTTGGCCTCGAGGATTGCCTTGCGCGCATTGAGCGGCCCGAAACTGTCGCCGGACAAGATGCCCTTGACGAGCAGGCCGGTCTCCTCGCCCGTCGAGATCTCGACCGCCTGGTCGAGCCGCCGGCGATAGTCGTCCTCGTCGAGAATCAGAACCACTCTGACTGACCCTGTGTAGGTATTTTTTTGCTCTTTTCGGCACAACGAACGCGGCAACGCGTTAGATTGCTGACAACACGAGATGGCCTATGCACCGACGCAAAATTCTCATCGTCGAGGACGAGCTTCTTCTAGCTGACGATTGCGCATCCTGGGTTCGGCAGTCGGGTTTGGAAGTCGCGGGCCCCTTCGACAATATTGACGCCGTTCGGTTTGATCCATACGAGATCGCCGGTGCAATCATTGGCCTCAACGTCGGCCGCAGAAAACTCTATCAGCTCCTCGACCAACTGCTTTCACTTGATGTCCCGGTGACGCTCTACACTGGGTATGACCGACGTCTCATTCCCCCAAAATACGCTCGATGCGGCTATGTGCAGAAGCCGTGCAGCTGCGAGAAAGCCATTGAGGCTCTCTGCAATGAGTTGAAATCCCGATAGCGGGAGCGTCCTCTACCCTCTCACTAAGATTTCGAGCGCGATTAGCACGCCGGCGATGCGCCGCGTATCGTCGTCGATCCCGAGGATCGCCACCTCACTATTGCGGAAAAACAGTTTGTCGGTCGTCGCCAGCGGCAATAGTTCCGCGAGCGCGACATTACCAGGCGCGATCGCGGCGTCCGGATCATTGAGCAAGATGATCTTTCGCGTCCCCTGCACGGTTTCGCCGACGAGCTCTTTGGAGCCCATGCCAAGCACGCGGCCGCGGATGATCGCGCGCTTTACGACTACGCGCGACGCGCCGCTGCCGGTGTAACGGCGGATCTCGATATCCTCGCCGATCTCGGCGAGCATCAAGCGATGCTGATCGAGCGATTGCGCCGGCGTCATTACCAGACCTCCGGGAGCATCAGGTTATTGACCGCCTGGGGAATGAGGCCGGCCGTTTCCGGCGTGAGCTGGAATTGCTTTTCGCCGAGCCCGTAGATGCTATCCTTGCGCAAGGCCGCATTGAACTCGCCGAGCGAATAGAGATGACGGATCTGTAGAAGGATCGCGGCCTTGACGTTGGCCGGCAGATCTACCGGATCCTGATATCCCGCCGTGAAGTTGACCACGACAGGCTCAGGCGAAAGCGGAAAGACCATCGGCCAGATCGTCGCGAATTTCGGAAAGACCTTGATGATGCCGTCGCCGACCGTCTGCACAATGTAGAGCGACGGATCGAGGGTCACCTGTGTTTCGGTTGTCCAGTCGACATACTTGATCGATTTGATGCCGTCTTTGCCGACAGGCGCGATCGGAATGCAGAGCTCCGGCCGCCAGCCCTCTAGCACCCATTCGAGCGTTTGCGAGACGAACACGCGCTGCACCAGCGATTGAACGAGTCTCGTCGCAGCGGGAATGAGCCCCTGGACGATGACATCGTTGCTTGTGTCCGAAGACGGAATCCGCAACTGCGCTTTGGCTTCCGCCAACGACACTGGATCCGACTCCGGTTTGCCGACAATGCGTAGCATGCTCGCCTCGCAAATTCTGTTGCTGGAGCGGATGGGTCCTAGACGACCTGCGTCTGCGTTGCAGCGGGATTGCCCGCATCGGAGGCCGCGCCGTAGCGCGTATCCATGCCAAACACGGTCCCGGCGATCAGGCTCGCTGCAACCGCCGGCGTGATCGACAGGCGGAAAAACTTGAAGCCATTGGCAAAGTCGAGATCTTCCTGTTTCAGGTTGATCAGCGCCTGCTTGTTATCGTCAGGAGTGGCTTTCAGGAACTGAACGATCGCCTTGCCGGCAACGTCCTTTGCGCCCGTGCCGGCGTTGTCGGTCGCCTGTTGCAGCTTGGCGTCGACGGTCGCGGCCACGCCGAGCGCACCGAGCTGCACCATTGCGAGATAGTTGTGAAACAGCGTCGCATCGATCCAGCCCGACGTCTGCACGGCTGCCGCAGACTCTGGCGGGATCGAACCGACGATCGCCACACGCTGCGTCGGTTTGAGATTGATACCTGACATTTTGTCCTCGTTCGGAAAGAGGGTTGAGAGACCTACGCGGAACGCAAACGACGGCCGGCTTGAGCTCGAGCCGGCCGCCAGGTCGTCAGCCGCGCGCCTGCAGCGCGACGAAATGCGATTTGGTGTTAGCGCCGTTCGCCGGATTGACCGGCGCCGTCAGATAGGGCTGCCCGCCGAGCCGGAATGTCCAGCGGAACGCGCTCATGTTGTAATCAAAGAACAGATGGATCGAGGCGGCGAAATCGATGCCGCCGCCGGCCTTGGTCGCGAGCGCATAGCCCGACAGGTCCGCATAAACGATGTCGCCCAATGTGCCGAGCGTCTGCATATGCTCGTTGAAATTCATCGGACGGCCGAGGAACACGCCACCATCGGGCGCGCCGGCGAGCGGAGCGTTGTTCGGCAGCCACGCCGGGACATTGCCGAGCGTCAACTGACCGAGCTGCGGCAGAGTGTCTGCGTTGGCGAGCCACATCGGCGCGCCGCCAGTCCGCAGCAGACGCGAGTACATTTTCAGCACGTTCGCGTTGACAATCGTCGCGCCGCCTTGCGCGTTTTCCTTCGCGACAGTGACGAGCGCCTTGCTGTTCATGAACCCGAGCGGCTTGCCGTTGCCGTCGCCAAACACGACGGCGTCGGAGGCCTTCCACTGGATCGCACGCGCGGCCTGCACCGTGATGCGGTTCTGCAGCCGCGGCGCGTCGTCCATGACCTCATTTGTCGCGATGACGAACGCATAGAGCTCGTGGAGCTGCAGCATCTCGCCGGTAATCGCGGCCTTGCTCGGCGTCATCTGGCCGGCTTCGGCCCGCCAGAACGCCTGCACGCCGGCGGCGCCCCAGGGAGTCGTTTCGTCCTTTGCGATCGCGATCGCGTTGGAGCTGGTCGGCTCGGGGTTGCAGTAGGCAAGCAGATTGTTGTCGGCGAACACAAGCGCCCAGATCTGCTCGCGATACTCGGTCGGAACGAGGAAACCCTCGCCGGCCGCGCCCTGGTTCTGCTGGAAATTGGTCGGCGCCGCTGCAAGCCGTGGATCGATCGCGCCGCTGACCTGGAAATTTCGAACAGAGACGGCGAACTCGGCCAGGTTATGGAAGCCGGCAGTCCGCGCAGGATTGAGATCGTTGACGACGGTCGCAAGCGCCGGTCCACCGGACAGCGAGCTCGAGCCGAACAGCGTCGCGCGGCGCGCGGTCTTTTCCTCGGCCGCGATCTCCTGGTCGAGCGCCGTGACCTCCTTCTCGATCGCGTCGACCTCGGCCTCGAGCACGCCAAGCTGCGCGGTCTCGGCCTCGGTCAACTCGGCCTTTTCGAGCAGCACATTCAGCGCTGCCAACTTCGTTTTGCCGGCGGCAGCCCTCTCGGCGCGAGCCTGGCGCAGCTTCTTGAGATCCTTTTTCTTCACGGATCAATGCTCCTATTTGGAATGCGACCGGACAGGAAAACGCCCTCGCTCCCGCTGTCCGGCCGGACGCGGGCGGCAACTCAAAAACGCAAATTGTCCGCTGGTTACTCGAACGCGAGCGCGGAACGCCGGCGCGATCGCGTCGGCATCTTTTGCGCCAGGCCTGCGATCACCTCGTCGAGCGTTGCAACTCGATCAGCCATGCCGCGCGCGACCGCTTCACGCGCGCCGTAAACGCGGCCCTGGCCGAAATCTTCCCGCACCTTGGTTTGCGTGACGCGGCGACCGCTCGCGACCGCCCTGATGAACTCGGCGCCGGCCTCGTTTGCCCGTTGCTGCAGGAAGCCTTGCGCACCCTCCGAGAGCGGACCGAACGGATGCGCCTCGTTTTTCAGCGGCGATTGTTCGGACCGGATCATCGTCAACTTGACACCCATCCGATCGAGGAAACCGGAGACGTCCTGATGCAGAATCATCGCGCCGATCGAGCCGACGTCCGCCGACGGCGCCATGACGAACTCGCTCGCCTGCGAGCCGATCCAATAGGCCGCCGAAGCCGCCAGTGTGTTCGCGATCGCAACGACAGGCTTTTGCGCAGCCGCATCGCGGACCGCGGTCGCGGCTTCCGGCGTGCCCGAAACCGTGCCGCCAGGACTGTCGATGTCGAGAATGATCGAAG